AAGCAGCGTTTCACGGAACACCAGCGCGCTGGTGTCCTCATTCGGCTCCACATTCAGCAGGTTCGCCAGCGGGTGGTTAGGTTCAACCACCTTGCCTTCCGGAGTCTCGCGCAAAATCTGCCACTCAAGCTTCGCAATGCTCGACGCGATCAGGCGCACGCACGCGTACACGCTCGGCGATTCCATCGCGGTAAGCGGGTTGATGTTCGACCCGGTGAACGAATAGGAAGACACATAGGACTGCACCGAACCCGAAACAGGTTGCCCAATGGGTGTGTTGTCTTCGTACTCGCTGCGCGGCGGCTGCGGCCCCAAGTACCTGCGGAGCATGTCGATTAGAGCCATTCGATTCCCTTGGTTTCGTAGACGCTCGGCCCCATGTGTTCCTCACCCTGAAACATCCAACCCGCTAGCGCGCTGATAAGCGCCGCCACCGGGTCGATGCGCTCGGTGGATGCTTCCTTGCTCGCCTTGATGTTCCCGGCTGGGTCTTGATCAATAACGGTGTTACTAACAGCCCAATTTAGCAGCGGGTTATCCGGATGGCGCAGTTTTTTCGATAGCACCAAGGCTTCCAGTTTCTTCGACGGTTCCGAAAGTGACCGGAAGCCTTGACGCACTTCGATCATCGGCACGCCTTCGCGCAACAGCCCGGTTGCTAGTTGCGTTGCGCCCCACGGATCAAATGCAACGCGCTTCACATCAAACCGCTTGCAGAGTTGCCGGATGAACTCGGCCACATGGTCATAGTCCACCACCGCGCCTGGCGTGGGCCGCAACCACCCTTGATCGGCCCACACTTGATACGGCGCGCGATCCAACCGGCTGCGGCGCTTGATGCCTTCCTCCGGGCACCATGAGTAGGACAGCACATCCATGTAGCCATCATCCGAAGGGAACACCAGCGAAAGGCTGGTTAGATCGGTGGTGGTGGACAGGTCAAGCCCGGCCCAGCACTCGCGCCCGGCTAACGCTTCCTCGGTGATTCCCTTCGCCGCGCACGCGGCCCAAGTGTCAAACCCGATCCACGCGCGCTTGCTCTCCACCCATTGGTTCAGGTACAGGGTGCGGAAGGTGTTTTGGTAGGCGGGTAGTTCCTTCGCCTTCGCGCACTCGGTCGCTAGAAATTCCTCGCTGATGGTCACGCCCAGGCTGGGGTTCGCTTGCTTCCACACCTTCGGGCTTGTCCAATCCGCGTCAACCGGCGCGCCGAACAGGACGGGCAGGAACTTGGAATCCTGCACCAACCCGTCGCGCACCTTCTCCGCGTATTGGTGCAACTCAAAGCACAGGCTGTTGCGATCCGAACCCGCGGTGGTGATGGACAGGTTCAGCGGTTGGCTGCGCGCACCTTGGCCGCTCACCATCGCGTCATACAGGTCGCGCCCGTTTGCGTCGTAGGTGTGCAACTCATCGAACACGATGCATGAAGGATTCTTGCCATGCTTGGTTCCTGAATCGCTCGACAGAATCTCAAGCTTGCTGTTCCCGTAAGTGATCGTATTCCGGAACACATCCACCAAGCCCGCTAGCGTTGCGTTCGCCTGAATCATCTGCCGCGCGCTATCACCACACACCGCGGCTTGGTCGCGGCTTGAGGCGCAGCAGTACACCTCGGCACCCGGTTCGGAATCACACAGCAGCATCCACAGACACACCGCGCTCATCAGCGTGGTCTTTCCATTCTTGCGCGGGATTTCCGCGTAGCAGGTGGTAAACCTGCGCCGCCCATCGGCGCGCTTCCAGCACAGCAGGGTGGCTAGGAAGTCTTCCTGCCAGGGCAACAGGGCAAACGGTTGGCCAGCGAAAGTGCCTTTCTGATGCGTCAGCGCGCCGAAGAACGCGCGGATGCGTTCCCACTCGCGCTCATCGAACCAATCTCCCTTGCTCGCAGTCTTGGCCGCGCTGAAACCCGCGATGGTTGCGGCTTTAGGCGGTCTTCGCTTTGAGGATGCTTTCGATGGCGCTCGCGGCATTGCCCTTTTTCTTCGATGACTGCAAGCCAACCCGGCTGGCGGGGGATAGCCCGAACTCGCGGCACAGCCGCGCAACCTCGGCGCGCGCATTGTCACGCACCTTCAGCGCCGGATTGAGGATTTTCCCTTGTGGGGTCACGATGGTCATGCCCTCGGACTCAATCAGCGCCTGCGCTTTCTCCCACTCCGCAGCGGCTAACGCGTAGTGGTTGTGGCTTACATAGTCCTCGGATGCATAGAGCCCAAGCCCGCGAAGGTCATCGACCAGCCGGTCGAAGTAGCGGCGCGCGATTTCGCACGCCATGACCTGGCTGAACAGGGTCGGGGCTCCATTGATATTGCCATCCGGTTCGGCTGCGCGCTGGGCCAGCAGTTCGGAACCGCGCAACTTGAGTGTGGGGGTAGGGGTTCGCCTAGGGGGCATTGCGCTTTCGTTCGTATCTGATACCGTTTCCGCGGTTCGAATCGATCCTGAAGCATCCTAGGGCCGTTTTCAGGGTCATTCGTGGGATTCTTGGCCGCGTGCAACGCGGTCCCAACATTGGTCCTACCTCGCCTATCGCTCAAATTCGACCCTCCCCCCCGTTTTTAGCGCAAAAATGGCCTATGGCTTGTTCGCCTTGCGAGCGATCAGGTCGCGCATGGTCTTCCGATCATGGCAAGGCCCGCACAATCCTTGCAGGTTCGCGCGCGCATTGTCCCCGCCATCGCGTAGTGGCACGATGTGATCAACCTCCACCGCAGGCACAGGCACGCCCCGCGCCAGGCAATGCCTACACAGGGGTTCAGCGTTCAGGATCACCAGCCGCAGCTTGCGCCACGCTGCGCCATAGCCACGCTGGCTGGCCGTGCCCCGCTTCTCATCGTGGCGCTGCTGGGCATTCACCCAGGCGCGGGGCGCGGCTGCCTTGCCCGCGTTGATCCGCAGGCGGGGTGGAAAGCGGCGCGGCTCGGTCACGCATCCACCTTGCGGTAGCCCGCTCGCCACAGGGCGCGGGCTATGGCGCTCGCCGTGGCCTCTACGGCCGCCTCATCCAGCTCCGGCCGTGCAGCGTGTAGGCACTCATGCACCAGCACATCTAGCGCGCGCTGCCCTCGCAGGGCGCGCCGGACTTGGATGAGCGGATGGCGGCCCGCAGGTAGCCAGCAGCGGCCCCAATCGGTTCCCATCACGCGTGCGGGTTCGAATCGCACGCGCCAAACCCTCCCAGCGATGCGGGTGCGGAACTCATCGCCCTTCACGGCATCACCTCTAGGCGTGCTTCCCAGTTGCGACCACGGCGGCGGCTCATCGGCTCGCCCACATCGATCACGATGATTGCGCTACCCCATTGCGATGTATCGCGGCGGCTCATCCACCCAGGCTGAAGCGGGCCGCAGGTGCCAGCGTTCGCGTACCAGTAGGGGAGCGGGATGGATCGGGTGCGCCTACATTGCGTTGGCGGAACGGGGCGGTGTGTGTGCCCGCGGATGAACAGCCGGTGTGGCGCTCCGCCGGTGGCGTTGAAGAATTGCAGCGCCTCTAGTTCGTCGGAGTTCTGCCCCACATCGAAACCATGGGTAGCCACGATGGGGCCAAGCTCAAGGCACCCGCGGCGGTCTTTCCTGTACGGTGTCCAATGCCACCGCTTCGCTTCGGTTGCGAACGGTTCCGCGTGCATGAAATCGGCTACAGCCCGCAACGCACGCGGGATGCGGCGGGGGTCTTGGCTCCGTAGGTTGTCATCGTGATTGCCTTCGGTGATGTGGCAACGCGCTTTGCGCGGCAACACCTCGCGGATCGATTTCAGGAACGCGGCCGCGTGCCTGTACTCATCTAGCAGCGAATGCCCGGCCTCGTCGGGGTGAACGCTCGCCGCGCTGGCTTCGAACACATCACCAAGGTGGATGAAGTGCGTGAGCCCCTTTATATCGGCAAGAGTCTTGAGTAACCAATGGTGGGTAGCCATTGGGGTGTGCGGCGAATGGGTGCAGCTAATCGCCGCAACTCTCACGGCTCCGGCTCCGCGTTCATGGGCGGGCGCTCGGCAATCATCGCCAGCACGCGGCGCGCGAACTCCGGCGCATCGCTGGGGCGCAGCATGATGGCCCATTCGGTATCACCGTCCTGGCGCATCATCACAAATGGCACGGTTCCGGGTGTTGCGTCGCGCTCGGCTTGCTCTAGGAACTTCAGCGCACCGATGGCCGCGTACCGCTTCACTTCGCAATGCAAGCCCGGAAGCCCCAGCAAATCAGCATCACCGGCGGCCCCACAAAACTGCTGCGCTCGTCGCGCCTCGGTGGCGTTCCAATGCTGTTGCAGCACCGCCGCCGCTTCGCGCTCGCCTGCCTTGCCCTTTTGCCGTGAATGGCTGCCCATGCGGTCATCCTCTCACAGTTTTTCACGCGGGATGGAAATACGCTTCGCCACCGTCATCCCGGTAGCGCATCCGGCCGCTGTACCACCACACTCCGGCCTTGTCGGGGATGTAGATCGCCTCCGTGTAGACATCGCGCCCGATGTTCGATGGAAGTTCCTCGCAGCACACGCCCATGACCACAGGCACGCGGATTTCCAAATCCGTGCCATCGACCTGCACGCGGTCACCGTCACATGGGCCCCAGCGCAGTTGCACTTCCTCCATGCCCGGCATTATCCCGCTGCCGCATTCGTGACTGGTCATTTCATCACCTCGCGCAGCTTCGCGCGCAAGTGCATCGCGTGCGCCTTGCGGAATATCGCGGCAACCAAGCGCGCGAACTCTCGCACCTCGTCAGGGTCAGGTGGGCGGCGGGTTAGGCTTCGCGTAGCGGTTTGGATGTCCGTGATGCCCAGCGCGATGGCCGCGGCCGATGGTTCGACCTGGCACACCCGCACGATCACGGCTAGCGCGGTGATGCGCTCGCGCTGGTGGCGGCGCAGGTGATCCCTGTAGGCGGCCATGCTCGCATCGTTCCCGTACCCAAATTCGAGGGACGCAAGCGCCATCACCACCTGCCACGGTTGGGCGCTTGTGGTTCCCATTTATGCATATTCCCTTCGATTCCGATAACTGATCCGATAGGGCTGGGTTGTTTTTTTCTTTTTTCTCTCTCCCTTTAGGGGAGAGAAAAAGGAAATAAAACAGCCCTGCCGCCCTAATTTCGCCATTTGAAATTGGGCCAAAAACCTAATTAGTATCGGACTTTCCCTCATCGTGTTACACGCTGTTACGCGTCTCCGTTTGAATTATTCACGGCGGCGATTCCGGTATCTAGAACTTTATCTTCCACTTTCCGCCTCACCCAAACCACGCCCTTCGTGCTGCCTTGCTTCTCAATCAACCCGCTACCAAGCGCCAGGGTGCGCAGGCTCTCGGCGCGGCCCTTGGTCAGCTTCATGGCCTCGGCCGTGGCTCGCAGCTCCGCGCCGCTCATGGCCTCACGCGGTAGCCACACCGTGGCCCCGTTCGGCTGTTGCGTTTCAACCCTGAAACACTCTTCGACATACCGCTGGGCGCTCCACCCATCGTCTTCAGCGTCTTTTTTGCCCGGTTTGGCCAAATCCTTGGGATCAAGGTGCGGGGCCATATGAAACAGGGGATAGGCCCAGCGCAGCACGCGCGCTTCGATGGGGGCAAACGAACGCACCGCCGCGTCTAGCACCACATGCCCTTCCTCGCGGTGGTGGCGGAGGATCAAATGGCTATCCGCCGCTCGGCTCATCGAACCAGCGCCCGCGCCCACATCGGTCACGCCCTTCCCGGCCTGATCGCCCTTGCTGGTGTGGTGGATCATCACGAACGCGCAATCGAGCGTTCGCGCCCACTTATCCACTTGGTTGTAGATGCGCGCCATGCTCCCGTTATCGTTCTCATCCGTGCGCGCTGGCAGGAAGCGGTAGAACGCGTCGAGGATCACCACCGTGTACTGCCCCGCGGAGCAATGGTCGAACAGGCGTGCGCCCAGCCCGTCAAAGTCCACTAGGTCACCGCGCAGGTTGAGGATGTCCAAGCGATCCGCTAGGGACTCAAACGGGATGCCCTGCGCCGCGCACAGCTTCGGGATGCGATCCGCGCTTGTCTCGGGGTGCAACTCGTTATCCACGATCAGCACGCGCCCAGCCTGCGGGATGCTGAACCCCATCCACGGTTCGCCCCTGGCAACGCATATGGCAAGTTGGTTGACAAGAAAACTTTTGCCCATCTTGGGGCTACTGATCAGGTTCAGGGTTTCGCCCGTCCGTAGAAGCCCTTCGATGACCGGCCGCCGCAACTCGGGGCACCGCGCCACAAGGGCGCAGATAGGCACAGGCTGCAACCGTGCCGCCGGGGCGGCTGGCGGTGGCTCCACGGCCTGCACAGCCTCTGCGGGCCCGCTCACGGCCTTCCGCTCGGCTGCAAACGCGTTCGGTATCTGCCGCTGGTTCAGGTCGATCAGTTCATCGGCGGTGAGCCCAAGCGTGGCCGCCCGCGCCATGATCCGCGGCCCGGCCTCGGCGATGCTCCACCCGCGCGCCTTCATGTCACAGGCAACCGTAAACACCGTGGTGCGCCTGCCCTGGCGCATGATGAAACCTTCCTCAAGGAACCGCCTAGAAAGGTCTGAAAGCGATCCGGCCGCCGGTGTGGCCGCTGGGGGCATCAACACCGTCCCACCCTCCTGCGGACCGGGAAACTCGTCTAGCGTCCACAGGTGATCCGCTTCGCTCTCATGCACCACGCAAAGCGGTTGCTCGGGGTACTTCCAGTTGTGGAAGCCAGGCACACGCATCACCCGCGGGGCATCGGTCACGCTGGAATCGGAACCCAGCCGGTGGGCCAATGCCTTTTGGTAGCGCGTCCACTCGGCTAGGTCGGTCATCGGCTCGGCCAGCCGCCACCACGCGTGGATGCCGCCGCCCGTCTTCACCACCACCGTGGGTTCAGGGATGTTGGCTTCCCGCCACGCCATGCGCGCTTGCTCAACCGTGGTGCCGCCATCGAAATCGGCGAACAGGCAACGCGCGAGAGCCACATCGGTGGCCTTTCCGCCGCGGCCGCTCCGCGGGTTGGCCCCGAAATACACATGCTGCCCCTTCGCCACGGTCGCGGCAAGCTGCGCGATCACTCTCGACGCTTTCGCCTGCGGCACCCAATCGCGTAGCCCACCGGGGCCGCCGATGGTGCGGAATTCGATCAGGTCATTCGCTTCGAAGATCAGGCCTAGCAGTTGGTACGCGGACTCAATCGCGGCCGCGGCGGCATCGGTGGTGGTCACTTGGATTCCCCGTACCGTGGTTCACATTCCCAACCATCGGAACACGCTTGGTCATATTCCAAGTGGAAGATTCTCAAACGCTGATCTTCAGAGTGTTTTTGATTCCACCGCGTTTGACCAAGTTTCTTCAACGCCTCGACGCAATCAGCACCAAATCCCGCAAGCGCCACCGCGTAACCAATCAATTTTTTTCGATTGTCTTTCAGGAAGTGGCACGGGTCTGCCGTGATGTTGAATGCGGACGGGACGCAAACGGCATCGGCAGAATCCCACAGCTCAACAAACGCCCGCGATCTGCACATAGGAATAAGAATGATTCCGTTACGGTGACCGATGAACTTTCTTATCCAAGGAGTTGCGTTTGAATACGGAGGATTGCACCACACACGCCCAGCCCACTTTTGTGAAAGCCCATCGTCTGAAATCGAAAAATGTCGATCCGCTGGTATCCACGGCAAACCCCCAGGTGGCGCGCATACATCAATTTCAAATCGCAAACCCATTCGATCAAAAAGGCACGGTGGCGTATAAACCTCGTCGCTCCCATTCATCGCCATTTCTTGCAAAGAAAATAGGTTCATGGCGTTTCCCCAAAGCAATCCCATCCGCGAGACTTGGCGATTGTTTGTGGTGAAGTTGCAAATGGGCCAGATTGCCCCAAGTCCCATGCAACTTCAATGGCTCTTTCAATGCACACCTCACGGCGTGCCTCATCGCGTTGGTCTTGCATCGTCTTGATGTCCTGCACCATCTGCTGATTGCGAACCCCGACAGGCTCACAGGTCATGCAAGTGCCCTCCAGCCCCTCCATGATCCGGCCAAGCTTGGACTTCGCCTCATCGCGCTGGGCTAGTGCCTTGACCAGTAATCCATGCAGATTCGCCACTTGCTGTCGAAGTTGCATGATGTGATCCGAGTCGGTCATGTCTTTCACTTGCTGTTCTCCTTGAAACAGTCCCAGTTTTTTGATTCCGCAAACGCATTGGGATCGATGTACATGCGCGAAAGCGTTCGGCGCAGCGCGTCACGATCTGCACGCAATTCCGCCATCTCTTGGCGAATCTGCGCGGCCTTCTGATCGTCGTTCCGCTCCGTTTGCACGCGCTCTAGGTAATCGTTCCGCTTCCTGAAATCCTCGCACCGCTCGCGCAGGTAATCGGCGCGCTCCTCCCAAGTTTTCGCTTGCTCGCGCAGGGTGGCAATCGCCGCGATGGCGCGGGCAATCAGACCGTGCGGCTTGGTGCATAGGCGCTGCAAATCGCGCAACAGCGCGTCATACGGTTCCATTCGATTCCCTTTGCATGGTGTGCATCGGGTTCAACGCGTCACGCGGTACCCAATGCTCGGGCTGGTTGTAATAGGTTTGCAGGAACTCATCTTGCCGCGCCTCGTGGCCCCACATCCACCCGGCAAGCCTCACCTGGCCGTAGCTCTTGGCTAGGCTTGTAATGGCCAGCACATAGCGCCTATCTCCGTAGTCGCGCGGCCGAACCACAAGTTGCCCGTTCATCCAGCCGGTGGAACGCACCTCAATGTCCGGCTCCACATCTACTGCGCCCTTCACATACTGCACAGATGGTTGGTAGCCGCTCACGCCAAACCACTTGGCCACGGCTAGTTCACCAGCAGCGCCGCCGAACTCATGTTGCTCGCGCTCGGTGAAAATCCGATCCATGATGCAAGCGTGGTTCAGCCCGTTCGCTGCACCAAACGCCATGCGCGCCTCGGCCACGCGCTCGCATAGTTCGATTTCCGCGTCGGTAAGTTCCACCGTAACCATCGGCATCCTTGCCGCGGATAGAATCCGCTACAGATGTTGAGAAGTGTTCCCCATTAGCCGGGGCGGCGAGAACTCAACCGCCCCGGCCTTTCCGGGGGTTCGTTAGAAGGGAATCCCATCCGCGCCGGGCTGCACCGCCTTGCGCCCAGGCTTCGCGGCCGTGGCCGTGGTGCGCTGCTGGGTGGGGCGGATGAAATCGCCCGCCTTGGCGCGCCCGTTCTGCGAGTGCCACACGCGCAACAGGATTTCGCGCCCCTCAAGGTTCGATTCCTCAAACCTCTTGGTGGCGGTGTCGATGTGCGGAAGCGCGCACGCGTCCAGCAGTTCGTTCAAGCGCATGATGCGCGTCACCGCGATGTCCTCAAACACCTTGTACCGCTGGCCGCCGGTTTCGATGTCGAACCACAGCGTCACCACCAGCCCGCGTGGATTGTCGGGGGTCTTCATGTTTTCGAAGGGGCTTTCGCGGCCTTCCGCCTTGCTGATCGTGGCGGTGTAGGTGCCCTCGGGGCAGGGGCCGCCCGCGCCGCTCGACTTGCGTGCCTTGTCCTCGCTGCTTCCGTGAATCAGATCGATCATTGCTCCGAACCTTTCTCCAGGCGCTCGGCCTGAACTTGAAGTGCCTTCAAAATCAACCCATCCACCTCGGATGGATCAGTTCCCAAATCAACCGTCTTTCTTGCCGCGGTAACCGCCTGCTTTGCGCTCCATCGGATGCCAACCGTTTTGGCTTTCTCGGCGATGGATTCGGCTAGCTGCTGGATGCGATCCGGCGCGCTCGGCGGCGGTGGCTGCTCCACCACCACCGCCGGTGCGCTGGGGAGCGATACCGTCGTTCGCTCCGCGGATTGGCTCACACGGGCATTCAGCGCGGCCAGCGCGCTATCTGCCTGCACCACGCTGGTGGCTTCGGCTAGTTCCTCATCGCCCTCGGTGGCACCGCTGAACCCGAAAGCGGCTTTCAGGCAATGCGCTTCGGCGCGCGTTCGCAGCATGTGCAGCGGCTGGGTGCGCCAGTTCGGGCTTGATCCCTTGAACTCCGAAAGCCAGCAGGTGAACTCAAACTCACCGCCTTCCGTGGTGACTACCTTGAATGTGCAGGAATCGATACTTCCGCTTGCATCTTTGTGATAAGTACACACGCCGGAGCGGTAGCGCCCCGATTCACGGGCCAGCCTGCGCCATCCGTCGATGGAGACATACAGGCACAGGCGGCCGCCGAAAGCCAGCGGGTACACCTCGCGCCGCAGCGGATCAAGGCCGTAGGTCTTCATCATGGCCGCCAGCGCCATTCGATCCACCTGGCTTGCGTTGCGGGGCATGACCTGTTCGATCACGCGTTCGATGTGCGCCGCGTTGGGAACGGTTGCTAGGTCACTCATCGGTACAGGCTCCCATCGCGGCAATCTTTCGCAAGCATTTCGCACTTACTTGCCATTTTTTGCATCATTTCAATCATGGAACTAACTTTGAGTGCCCGACTAATTTTCCACGATGGCTTATCAGCTGCACACGCCATCACATCAGTTAGTTGCAGTCTTGCCATGTCCAAATACTGTCGTGCGTCTTCAAATGTGCGTGCATCAAGTTGTCGGTTTCTCATCGTGTCAAGCCTTCCTCAAGTTGGCGGCGCGCCCAGTTGGCAAGCCCGATGCGTTCGATGCGATCCGGGTAGCCGGGCCATCGGTCTGTTTCGCGGCACACCTTGTAGTCCGCGATCAGCCGCCGCATGTCCGCTTCGAAATAATCCATGTCGGAATCGTCCATCGCGTACACGGCCACGCCGTGCGGCGCGGTGTTCTCCACGCACAGGAACGCAAACCCACTCACATTGAGCCCGGCGATGCGCGCCACGCGTCGATAGAACGCGGCCTGCAACCCGTAGCCAAGGTTCCACAGCGCGGACTTGAACCCGGGGTATGACGCGTCGCGGCAGGTCTTCAGGTCGATCACCCAGCCGGTGGCGGGGTCATAACCGTCAAGACGCGCCTTCAACTGCGTGCCTGTGTGCGGGTCTTCCGCAAACACAGAAACTTCACGCTGGGTAGCCATCTCCAGCATGGCGCGGCACGAATTCGACGCGTGAACCGCGGCAACCATGCCCGCCACCGCCTCGCCCTGGCTAGCGTCCAAAATCAGCTTGTGCCCGTTCAGAACCTCAAACGCGCGGAACTCGGCCTTTCCTGCGGTAGTGCGTTTGTCGCACTTGGGTGCTACCGCCACTTCCGCCGTGTACATGGCCGGGGTGAGGATCGCGGTATGCACCGCGGTTCCCATGTTCATCGCGTCGTTACTTTCACCATGCTCCATTTGGTAGCGAGCGTGGAGCGGTGAGCGGGCAAGCATCGCCTTCATAAAGGTGGATGACAGGGCAGGCACGGCGTGGTAGTCCGCTGCGGGGATGTGTTCATGCACCCCAAGTGCGAAGGTGTTAGCGGCCACAACGCACCTCCTCCGCAAGCGCCGCAAGTTCACGCTCTCGCATGATCGCTGCGCGCAGCTTCTCTAACGCCCGCTGCTCGTGATAGTGAACCGTTGTGGTGTCGCAGCCCAGCACCTCGGCAACCTCGGAAAGACTCATCGGCCACCCCCAGCCAGCGAGCGGATGACGCGAACGCCGCGCGTGAGAAGCGGCACCTCGGGGGCGGGCTCAACCTCATCCTCGGAAATGTCTCGGCGATAGTCCCCCTGGCCCAGCGACACGAGCGGCGCGCGATCCTTCCGGCGCTCCTGCTGCATCACGATGTGCGCGGCCGCAAGGATGGCCACGGGATGGATGGGGGTGGGGAACTCGTCAAGAGCCTTGGTAAGCGCGTACAACTTGTGCATGGACACGAGGCGCACCCACTCCGCATCCTGCGAACATCCACCAGCATTCAGGCTTTGAATTGCTAGCCCGATATCCTCAACGATCTTCCCGTACCGATTGCGATCCATGCGATGGCTCCGGCTGCGTCAGCAGCGTTTGCGCCTCGTGCATCAACAGCAACGCACCTTCGTGGTGTGAATGCTGGGTCAGCAACA